GGATTGGGTGGGTCATTTGATACGCCTGCAATACTTGCCGGAACTCTTGTGACTGGATTCTTCCTTGATGGTATCGCTGGTCAAGAACCTTATATTGATGGTATCTTGATAAATTCAAATAACACTGTACCAAAGAAGCAACCACAGGGAAATATTGGTGGGTTGCAACTTTTTAATGATACATATAAAGGAACTAACCCACAAACGGCGGCATATGTTCCTGACTCTTTACAAACAATTAAAAAGATTGAAAGACCAAAAGTTGCAAGTAATCAGTATAAAATTATCCCCCAAAACACTCTGACCATATCTGAAATAAAAGCAAGAATTACAACATAAAAAAAATGACAGTACTTCCCGCAGGAACTCCTCAGACTAAAGATATTGACCAATCTCCAGTAACTCACAGGCACTCCCAATCATTTGCGGAGATTTCTAAACTTGCTTGGCAACAAGATATAGATCTTAGAACCGTTGTACATATACAAAGTCCATGTAAAAGTGATAATAGTTCTATGAAAGGAATTCAGAGAACTATTAAAAATATGCAGATAGATTTGGAAAGAATAAAAAGATTTTCAAATGTTAATTCCGCTGTTGATGCATTAACCAGAGAGGACCAAGAACCTGGAAAGTCTATTAAAAGAATAGTAAATTTTTCTGCAACTGATATTTCTGGATATGTTATTAATATTCTGGGTGGTGCTCGTGGGTGGGTAATGAATACAATACAAGATAAAGTTAAAGAGAAACTTCCTTATTTTTTCCCTGGAGAAATGCCATCCTTTATTGACAAACTAGATAAAGGTTTAAATGGAATTTCTTGTGCTTTTGCTAAAATAATTAGAGGACTTGCAAAGACTATTGGCAATCTTTTATTGCAAATGTTGGATAAGTTTATAAATGGACCAATGTGTTTTGTTGAAAATTTCATTGGCAATTTGCTGAAAAAAATTATGAATCCAATTGAGAAGGCAATAAAGTCTGCAGTATCACTTCTTAATGTTGCTTTGGGTAAAATTGCAAATCTTGCTGGAAGTTTATTTAACGCATTAGATTTTATCACGGGTATTTTAAATTTCTTTAAATGTGACGATGATAAAGCGTGCCCTTCAGTTCAGGAAACAACTTTATCTGGAGCAGGTCAAAATAATCCCCAAGGAGGAGACCCAGTAGGAAAAAATCCATTCAGCAAATTTCTTTCTCCTTCAGATACTTCTAGAAGTTGTCCAACAAATCCATTACCCTGTGGACCACCAAGAGTGCAATTTTTTGGTGGTAATGGTATAGGTGCAATGGCAAACGCTATAGTCAGTCCAAATTCAAATTCAATTATTGGATTTGATATTGTTAATCCCGGATTTAGTTACCTCGCGCCACCATTTGCAAATATTGTTGACGAGTGTGGAAATGGATCTGGTGCATCATTAGTTGTTCAAACTAGACCTTCACCTAAAGGTGGATTGGAGATTAAAAATATTGTAGTAGCTGCGCGGGGAGACGGGTACTTGCCTGCTCCAGATGGTTCTTTGGGTGGAAATGGTATCACATGGAAAGAATCCCAAGAGGGGTATGTTGTTACACCTAATGGCGATTATTTTACTGTTCCTTCTGGAATAGAACCACCAAATTTACCCCCAGATAGTGTATTTTTCCCACCAGAGTCTACTTTGGCAGTTCCATCAGATGCCACATCGTTAACTTATCCTGTTATTCTCATTATTGATGAAATTTATATTGAAGATTCTGGTTTTGGATATTTGCCAGGAGATACTTTGGAAGTTGTTCCCAATAATGGAGCAATACTTCAACCAGTGATAAATGAAAGAGAAGAAATAACACAGGTTAATATTATTAATCCTGGTTCTGGATTCACTGACATACCCGAAATCATAGTAAATTCTAATACTGGATATAACGCAAAACTTATCCCAGTTCTTAGAGCTATCCCTGTAGAGGCAATTGCAAATATTGGGGACATTGAACCCACAACAGCAGTTGTTAGTGTAGTTGATTGTGTTGGTAGAGTTCCTCCAACAGAAACTTTTGATATAGTACCGAGATAAAACATGGCAAAATCTAAAAATTACGAAACAAAAACAACGGGAACAAAAGATGGTCAGATAACTTTTGGCAATATTCATCCTGACCAAGTGAAATCTTCTGTCATGCTTCAAGGTCAAGAGTCTCTTGAATATATTACGATAGACCAAACCGCCCCAAGAAAAAGGTGGATTACTTCTAGATGCAGGGGAAGATATCAAGTTAAATGTGGAGATGATATTCCAAAAGATGAAATTGGAATGTGGTTTAATGCCGATAGAAGTGATATCTTAATCCAAACAAAAGGTAGACTAAGACTTGAAGCTGAAAATATTGATATAATTGCCAGAGGTCCGGACCCTACAAAGGGTATAGTCAATATTATTTCAAACGAAAGCGTTAATATTGAAACTAAAAAATTTACTGCTAACGCAAATGAATCCATCAGTATTTTTACTGATGGTCAGATGCAACAAACCGCAATAAATATTATGCGAATTTATGGTGGTAGCATTCAAAGAATAACTTCTATGAGTGCAGAGAAAACACCATCATTGCCAATATTAGATAAAATAGTACAATTAACTAAACCGCAAGCATAACTATGTCAAGTTCAAGTGATTTTGAATTAATTCATGGACAACTCCATGTGACAAATGAAGAATCAAAACCAGAAGCTTTAGGAAGAGGTCCAAAAAGCATTCATGGTTCTGCATATTTTCAAGCGCCAGTTCATATCGGAAAAGATAGTGATTTTGGAAGTGTTGAAGCATCTTTAATGATTGGTAGAGAAACTAATCCAGATACACCATCAAATGCAAAAAGATCTGTGCATGTAAAAGGTGATGTTAAGATTGAAGGTGATGGGCAAACTAGTAATGCCCTTTACGTCACTGGCACTACTACTGATGTGGTCTATATTGATGGTGACTTATATGTGAGTGGAAAAGTAGATTGTGATAATAAAGGAAGACTCGCAGCTAGATTTTCGCAAGCAGATGCTAGACCAAAACCATTTGATATGATTCATCCATCATTGGGAAATGGTCATCGTCTTAGATATGCATGTATTGAGGGTCCAGAAGTTGGAGTATATTTTAGGGGTAGAATAACAAATCAAACTGAAATTGAACTTCCTTGGTATTGGAAAGACTTGGTTCATGTTAATAGCATATCTGTTCAACTTCAACCAATAGGTTCTCATCAAGATATTATTGTGAAAAGATGGGATTCGGAAAAAATATATCTGCAATCAAAGAGTGCAATACCAATTGATTCTTTCTATCATGTTTATGCAGAGAGAAAGGATGTCAATGCATTGGTTGTTGAATATGATGGTAATGAGTGGAGTGATTATCCTGATAAAGATTATAATGATCCCCAATATGCAAATAAGGTAAATACAAAGACTCTGTGAAAAAATTAATTTATATTGAAGAAAATTTTTTAGATTCAATAGAGTGTAAGTCTTTTGTGGATTTTGCTATCGAAAATAAAGATAAAGAAGTTCCGTATGGTAGCGAAAGTAGGGGTGGAGATACTTTTATTACTAATTTGGATTACGGTGGCAATCTGTATCAGGGGGGAATACCAGATTGTACTAACTTGGAAAGTATAAAAAGTCCAATAATTTCTTCAATTACAAAAATTTGTAAGTCTTTTGATGAAAATATTAAATTAGACTATGCAACGATTGTGAGATGGCCTGAAGGAACTTTTATGAAACCTCATTATGACAATTCCTATCAAGATAATCCTGATGTTTTTGCTGTATTAGTATACCTAAACGACTCTTATAAAGGTGGATATACTTGCTTTGAGGAATTTCAAGTGAAACCACAATTAGGAAAATTGGTTATATTTTCCAACTCACAATATCTTCATCACGTTACAAAAGTTGAGGACAGTGAAAGATTTGTCCTCTCCCTCTGGTACAGTGGGTTGACACGGACCCCTGACCGTGCTATGATACATGGGTAATCAACGGACGAACGAATGCAAGACGAGTACCTCTCACGCTGCGTTGTGGACCCCATCAAACGAACCGTGTACCTTTACTCCAATGAAGGAGATGAAAAGCAAGTGACCTGTGATACGGTAGAAGAATTTATGAATGTACTAGACTTCGTTCGTGCTACAGTGGATGAAGAGACTCTCTCATACGCAAATCCACTTTAAGTTTCAAAAAAGGTCGAAAAAAATCTCCCGGTAAAAATTGCCCTTATTACTTTTTTGAAAAGTATGGTTTATAAAATTTCATACAAAGACCTCAAAGAGGAACCAGTTAAGACAACTCCAGAAAACGTGAAAGAGGCAAATGAGGCACTCTTTGCAGCAAAGTGGAATCTCCCTAAAGCAGCAAAGCACTGCGGAATGTCACAAAAAGAAATGAAGTTGACATTCTGGGAGTATATCAAGTATAATCCTATTACTTACGAGGCGTAAGTTTTTTATGGGCGTGTAGTCCAGCGGCAGAGACAGGGCGCTTAAAACGCCTCCAGGGTCGGTTCGAATCCGACCACGCCTATGAGGTTCTTCCTCTAAATAAACAAAAGAAAGGACTATTCTATGAAATACAGAATAGATGCCAGATACGTTTGGTATAATCGCGGAACACAAATTGTTCTGCTGTATTTCATAAATCAAATTCCCTTTACTTTTGACGATTTGCCAGACGAATCAATATTCGATTTGGAATTAATCGAATTAGCAGATAACGAAAGAAGATTTGAACCAGAAGACCTTTATCAGGCATCATACTACTTAATGCTTGAAGAATGTCATCCTCTCTTATATGAGTTGGAACTGGAAAATCCAGAAATGTTGCCTGTTGATTAATGCCCTTGTAGCTCAGTGGTAGAGCAACGGTTTTGTAAACCGTTGGTCGCTGGTTCAAATCCGGTCGGGGGCTTGAGTTCATAAATCAGTGCATTCCAAACACTCCTTAACTGGGTCCAACTGGAGCACTTCAAACATGAAAGTTAATCTTTGGTATTGTAATGAAATGAAACAGTGGCGTTGGACGCTGACTGATGATTCACGACCTATTCTTAAGCAAGAATCTGGCCAGCAACCTCATCTGCGTGATGCAATGAATGATGTTGCAAACACTGTTGAATATATGTTAGAATGCAAACAAAGTGAGTAAAAATACCTAAATGAAATCTGACTTTTATATAGATAGGGTAGGCAAAGAAGAAATAAAAGAACTTCTTTATACCTATCATTATCTAAAAGACGAATCAAAAGATTTCAAAAGTGGATATAATTACTCTCTTTACCGCAAATCATTCACAGATGTCCTTAATATTGGCGGGTCTGTTGGTGTTTGTATTTTTACTGGTCTCCCAGTTCCAGAAATTGCCGTAGGAGCATTTGGATTAAGTCGTAATGAACAACAAGGAATATTTGAACTCTCAAGACTTTGTATTCATCCAGAAGTTCAAAAAGAAGAGTATAATATCACATCCTGGTTTGTAAGTCGTTGTATCAAGAGGTTTAGGAAAGATGCCCGCGTTTCTGCAATTCTTAGTTATGCTGACTCTAATCACCACGCTGGAACTATATACAGAGCTTGTAATTTTCAATACTACGGTCTAACAGAACCCAAAAAAGATTTTTACTATACTGATGGAACAAAACATTCTAGGGGTAGCGTCAAGGGTGCTGATGGTGAGTGGCGTAGTAGGAGTCGTAAACATCGGTATCTTATGGTTTTTGACAGTTGATCCAAATAGTATTGACTCTACAGATAGCATTGAAAATCAGGGTAATAGTTTAACTAGACCATTTAAAACTATTCAGAGAGCATTAATAGAAGCTTCTAGATTTTCTTATCAAGCAGGAATTGATAATGATAGATTTGGAAAAACTACAATTGTTTTGTATCCAGGAGACCATTTAGTAGATAACAGACCTGGATGGATACCATACGGAAATAATACATATCTTCTTAGAAATGGAACAACCTCTTCAGATTTTCCTCCCTTAGACTTAAATTCAAATTTTGACTTATCTTCTTCAGAAAACCAACTCTACAAATTTAATTCTGTTTATGGTGGTGTTATAGTTCCTAGAGGAACTTCAATCGTTGGACTTGATTTAAGAAAGACAAAAATTCGACCATTATATGTACCTAATCCAGAAAATCCAAACGTAGAATCTTCTGCAATTTTTAGAGTAACTGGTTCTTGTTATTTTTGGCAGTTTACGTTTCTAGATTCTGACCCAAATTCTTTTGCATATTCCGATTATTCATCAAGTACTTTTGTTCCCAATTTCTCTCATCATAAACTTACTGCATTTGAGTATGCTGATGGTGTAAATCCTGTAGTTATTGATGATAGTTTTGCCACTTATTATTCTGGTAGAACTGATCTTAAGATGTATTATGAAAAGATTGGTCTTGCTTATGGACAATCATCTGGGAGAGAAATTCAACCTGATTACCCATCAACATCTCTTGATATTCAACCAAAAGTAGATGAATATAGAATTGTTGGTTCTCGTGGAGTTGAAGTTGGTATTTCTAGTATTCGTTCTGGAAATGGCTCAGTAACTAGCACAACAATTACTGTCGATCTTCAGCAACCAGTTAGTGGTCTGGAGGTTGATACTCCAATTAAGATTTCTGGAGTAGATGCTTTAGGATTTAATGGACAATATGTAGTAAGTAAAGTTAATAGTTCTACACAAGTAGAATATAGAGTTCAGAATGCACCAACAGTTCCCCTTCCCGGCAGTGGTTCTGCAAACCTTAGTATTGTTGTAGATACTGTCACTTCTGCTTCTCCATATATCTTTAACTGTTCATTGCGTTCTGTATATGGAATGTGTGGACTGCTTGCTGATGGAAGTAAAGCAGATGGATTTAAGAGTATGGTTGTAGCCCAATTTACTGCTGTTGGACTGCAAAAAGATCGAAATGCTTTTGTGAAATACAATCCTACATTGGGATTATATCAAGATAGCACAGCATCTGGTAATGAAAATATTACATCAGATATTTTAGCAAGATATAAACCAGAATATTCAAACTACCATGTAAAGTGTAAAAATGATGCATATCTCCAATTAGTATCTGTATTTTCTATTGGTTATTGTGAGCAATTTGTTGCAGAGAGTGGTGGTGATCAATCTGTCAACAACTCGAACTGCACTTTTGGAAGTAGAGGACTTGTTTCTTCTGGATTTAAATCAAATGCGTTTAAAAAAGATGATATTGGGTACATAACTCATATTATTCCACCAAAAGTAATAGATTCTTCAGAAATAAATGTAGATTATTATTCTATTGATGTACCTAAAACTTTAAGTGTTTCAAATTCTGGAAGGTTATACTTATACAATCAAAATAATGAAGCACTACTTCCCGATAGTGTAATTGAAGGATATCGTATAGGTGCAAAATCTGGAGAAACTTTAAACCTCACTTTAACCAGAAGTGGAGTTTCTACAGAATATTCTGCAAAAGTGGTAATGCCACTCACAACATCTACTTCTTTGGAAAAGATTTTTTATGTTGGAAGGAATTCAGTTGGAGTTAATAGTATAACTTCAAATATAATTACTTTTACTGCGCCTCACACCTTTGCAAATGGAGAAACAATAAGAATCGTATCGAATGATGGACATCTTCCCGATGGAGTAGACCATAATCAAATATATTATGCTATTACTACCGGAATTTCATCCAATACCATTAAAATAGCTAAATCATTAAATGATGCAATTGGGCTAAATGAAATAGATATTAACAATCGTGGTGGAATACTAAAAGTTGTTAGTAGAGTATCTGACAAGAATAGTGGAGATTTGGGACATCCAATACAATGGGATTCCTCAAATAATCAATGGTATGTAAATGTATCATCTGCTTCTAGCGAAAATACATTGTATTCGAGAATTGTTGGTCTGGGAACAACTTCTTTGGGCCAAGCAACACCAAAGACATACATCAAGAGAATTCCTGATAATAGAAATCCATTAGATACAATTTATAGAGTTAGGTATGTAATTCCTGCAGATTCGCCATTTGTAGCAAGTCCACCTCTTAATGGATATGTAATTCAAGAGTCTAATAGTTCTATAGAACCAACTTCATTGGAAGTTGGATACCAATTTAATCCTTCCGGTACTACTTTAACAAATTCTACACAACTAAGAAATCAAAGACTCATTGCGGGTGCTACATGGGAATCTGGTGTAGCTAAAGTCGTTACAGAATTACCTCATGGTTTGGAAATAGGTTCTAAAGTTGAAATATTAAATGTAAAGAGTACTAATAATGAATCTGGAATTGCAAATACTTCATTTAATGGCACTTTTGTTGTTTCCGGTATTAGTAGTGCAAGAGAATTTTATATACCCGTTAAAAATAATCCAGGTACTTTTACTAATAATACTTCACTGAGAGATACGACTTCACCATACTTTAAGAAAAAAGAATTTTCAAATACTTACTTAGTATATCAAAGTGAAGAAATTCAAAGATATGTTCAAGGTGAGAGGGATGGAATTTATTACTTATCTGTAGTAAATGCCTCAAATTCCCCAACAACTTCTCCTTTTACATCTGAAAAATACTTACAACCAATTAAAAATCTCTATCCACAAACAAATAGAGATAATCCAGCATCTGATCCAAAATCAGCAAAATCATTTGCACTGTCTTCTCCTATAGGACAAGTTGTTATTAATGAACCACAAAATAGTATTACTAAAGAAACTTTAGAGAAAAAGTTATTAGATTTGCATGTTGGTGTTGGAGTTACTGATGTGATTTCTAATTCAGTGGGAACTTCTCATACTTTCTATACTAAGATAGATCATGGATTTAATCAATTAACTGGAGTAACCATAGTAAATGGTGGAAATGGATATGGTACTGGTAGTGGTAGTGTTGAGTATTTTTATAACTGCAGATTAGTTGGTTATGGAGAATCAACATCTGGGAAAAATGCAACTGCTAGAGTTGCTGTTAGTGCTGCGGGTACTATTTTTGATATAAAAATTATGGATGGTGGTAGTGCATATGGAATTGGCAACACCATGACAGTTGTTGGCATTGCTACAACGACTTCCTTTGTCCCCGCATCAATTGTATCGAGTAACATTAATTCTAATATTGGCGATACTTTAAGTTTTGTTGGAATTAATGTTGATGAATACGAATCATACAATAATCTTTACAGAATTGTAGGAATATCTACTGGTGAACATAAAAAAATACAGGTTTCATCTGCTTCAACTATTCAAAATCCTTCTGTAACTGGTCTTGGAGTAACAATTACTTTGGGTTGTGGTTTAGTTTTAACCGGACAAAGTTTGAATATATTATCAATTTCTTATAATAGATTTACTGGATTAGCTACAGTTACTACACAACAACCTCATGGATTATTTAGAAATAGTTCTATTACTTTTGGTGGCGCTCAACAATCTTTCTACAATGGAAATTTTGTAGTTAATAATGTTGTTGGTCTTTCTACGTTTATTGTTAATTTTGGCATTAGCACGACAACTCCATCAACATCTGGCACTATATTTGGTTATATAAACGGTTTTTCTGCTGGTGGTGGAAATGTTACTAGGTCAAATGAAAATCTTTTTGGAAGACTAGTATCTCCATATGCAGGTATTACTACTACACTATCTGCTGCAATTACTGATTTAAATGCTAATACAATAAGTATTTCAAATGTCACTAATCTAAGTTTAAATGTTGGAGATTATCTTCAAATAGATGAAGAGATTGTTAGAATTAGGAGCACAGTAACTGGAAATCCTGTTTCAGTTTTTAGGGGATTACTTGGAAGTAGTAAGTCAACACATGTAAATGGTGCTGTTGTAAAAAGAATTAATCCAAGACCTATAGAATTCCGTAGAAACTCTTTAATTAGAGCGTCTGCACATACCTTTGAATACGTTGGATATGGCCCTGGCAATTATTCAACATCATTGCCAGATAAGCAGCAAAGAATCTTAACCGAACAGGAAGAAGTTTTATCACAATCGGTTAAGAAAAATGGTGGTATGGTTGTATTCTCCGGAATGAATGCCGATGGTAGTTTCTATACCGGAAATAAAAAAATAAATGCAACCACAGGACAAGAAGAGTTTGTTGAAACCCCAATACAAACGACAGTTGGAGAAGATTTTACCTCCGGTCCAAATGTAGGGTTTAATGTAATATCACCTATTGATGTAAATGTTAAGAATTCTATTCGAGTCGATGGTGGGCCAGAAAATAAAGTTATTTCTAAATTTGATGGTCCTGTCATTTTTAATAACAAAATTGTTTCTTCTTCAGAGAAAGGTATTGAATCTAATTCTTTACTATTGAAAGGAGACCAAAATATATCTAGAAAGTATACTGTAGGTATTTCAACGCCAACAGTTGCCGGAAATCCTGGAGATGTTACATATAATGCAATTCCGGCAACAAATGATTATATTGGATGGGTATACACCTCGAATAATAGATGGGAAAATTTTGGATATATTGGAAACTTTGGCGTTGGGGTATCTTCATCAGGTTCTTATGTTGGTTTTTCCACCCTAATTAACTTTAGATCGGGTCTTGGTGCCACGATAACTTCATCATATGACACTGTTAGTGGAATTACAACTTTAACATTTAGTTCAAATCCTCTTCGTGTTGGTGTTTCTACTGGATTGGGTTCCAACAGAACTTTTGTTGGAGTTGCTACGGAAATTAACTTTGTTGGATATGGTGTTACTATATCTGCAGTTCAAAATTCTGGAATAGCGAGTATTACATTTGATGCGACAGGTGGCGGAACTGGATATCCCGGACTTCCTTTGAATTCTCTTCAATATAATGATGGTGGATTCTTTAGAGGTTCTTCCGCATTATCTTTTAATGGTACAAATCTTTTTGTAGGAAATGCTCTAGGAATCAATTCTTCATCACCTTCAACAAGATTGGATATTGTTTCTACATCGGGTGGTTCTGTACGCATTAGATCGACAAGTACTTCTGGAAATATTGTCAGAATTGACAGCAGAAATCCGGATGATACAACAACTCCTCTTGTAGTGGATTTTAATGGTAATGTTGGAATTAATACCCCAACTCCATTGGGAGCTTTAGATGTTACTGGAAACTTAGTTGTTGCTGGTGAAATTAGAATATATGAATCTGATAGGAGTAATTATATTGGAGTAAATGCGCCAACTTTAAATTCTAACTACACTTGGACCCTTCCAACTACAGTTGGTACTGCTGGAAGTATTTTATCGACAAATGGTTCTGGTACTTTAATTTGGTCTTCAGCCTCTTCTGTTGTTAGTGGCGTATTGACAAGTACTGACTTCTTAAATGAAGGGTCAACAAATCTTTATTTCAGTGAAGAGAGAGTTCAGGATGCTATTGGTGCCGCAATTAATTCTGGAATTCAGACAGGAATTAGCGTTACTTATGATGATGCAAACAATAGAATCAATTTTGACAATAGTTTCTCACTATATCCATATACCACTCGCGGATTTAGTATTCCTATTTGATTGCCCCAATTAACCAAGTTCTGGTATTACTACGATATTATACGAAGTAATACCAGTTGCTGAAAATGTTTGCGTTGGTGCTAACATTATTTCTGTTGGAAGAGCTGCTGCAGTACCGGTTAAATCTAGAGTTAGTGAGTTGTTTGAAGATGTTGAAGATGCGCTGGTATAAGCTAGATTTCTACCTATCGCAGATAAACCTGTGCTACTTACAGAAACTCCAGCCCAACTGATAGAAATATCAGTACCACCCATGTAATTTATTATTACCCTTACATTTTGCCCGGTGTTATTTGTATATCCAACATCAGTTGAACCACTTAATACTTGAGAAGCCATATTGTTTCAAAAATACTTTTTTTATTATTTAGTTTTTATAAATAACTAAAAAGAAAAGCAAGGGGAGAGTGAACCTTGGGTATAAACAAAAACTTTGTAGTAAAACATGGTTTAGAGGTTAACTCAAATCTCATTGTTGCTGATGCAGATACTGGTAGAGTTGGTCTGGGAACCACAAATCCCGCAGCAGATTTAGAGTTATATTTTCCACCCAAAGCTAAATTATCTGTTAGAAGCACTGAGGGAGAATCCTTTTTAGATATTGATTCTGGAATTACTTCAACTTCTTATTTGAATTTTAAGCAAAATGGAGTTTTGAAGGGAAATATTTCTTTCAATTCTCATACTTTAGATGTTTTAGAAATAAATTCTTCAACAGATAAAGACGTTGTTCTCGCAACCGGTGGTGGTAAAGTTGGTATAGCAACAACAAATCCATCTTCAGAATTGACAGTTTCTGGAGATGTTTTTGTTTCCAACAATATTACTGTAAATGGCATTTCAACTTTGTCCGGAATTACTACTATTTCGGAAACATTATTTTCAAATCAATTAAGTATTTCTGGATTTTCTACATTTAATGATAATGTTAACTTAATCCAAGATTTATATGTAGGTGGGAATACAACATTAAGTGGAATTAGTACATTTGTTGGATTTTCTACATTTAATGATAATCTATATGTTGCAGGAGTCTCTACATTCTCTAATACTATTGATGCAAACAATGGAGCAACAATTGATAATGTAAGAATAGGTGTTGCGGATGATAATGAAATTGATACCTCTTCAGGAAACCTAACAC